AATGAACCGGTTGGTATGAAAGTGTCTAAGTTAAATGGTTTGATTCTTACGAGATCAACATATTCTTCATTAAATTGAGCGCGGGTTCCAACATTACTTACAACACCGAAATATGTATCACGGTCATTTAATACACCGGCTTGTGAACTTGACACTCTCATCTTCAATTCCGGGAAGATTATTGATGCAGTTATAGCAGATATACCGGTAACATCAACTGAGCCCAGAGTACCTGTTGGAGCGAGTGGAATTTGACCAACGGTTTTAAGTAAGTCAGTGCCAATTAACGCATTTGAACCACTAAAAGATACTGATTTATATTTGACAGGACCGAGAAAGCCGAATGGGATTGATTCTGGATCAACACCACCGTCTTCAACTAGTGAATTCATTTCAACACGAACAATTTTTGAAACGTTATCATAGTTTCCAAATACTTTGTGTCTTTTTTCACCGGTTACAGTATCATCTGTCCATTCAAGATACTTGTCACCAATTCTCTTGGCAACATAATTTTCTGAATTTGGATTTATATTGCAGTTTGTGAATACTTCTAGTGCTCCTGGTTGAGCATCATTATCGTCTGTCTTACGAATTTCTACGGTAAATGAACCGTATTTTTCAAATGGAGTTGGAGAAGCTTTAATATCTTTTATTGCGACTTTTAATGAACGTTGTGTCCAATCGCCAGAACCTTCTCCACCTAGAGCAACAAATCTAAACAATTTAGACATGTTTTGTGGATTGTATGAACCGGTTATGGTACTAAGATCTTGTGAAAACGCCCAGCCGGTTTTAGCTGCTTGCGCCACTAATTGAAAATCAGAAAGATCTGCAGTTGCACTCTTTAATCCAGCAATGAAGGCATAGGCAGCACCACTAGAACTACCGGTAACATTGTCATTCAAGAAATCTGTGAACGTTTCGCCAAGCCAGTATCTTTCAACGTTATCTACATTGGTAATACTTGTGTTGACTAGCGTAGGATTGGTATTAAATACCTTACGAATATATTTGTCTGATGTTTTATCAAAGTTGAAAGATGTATCTAGTACCGGTAACGCGTCATTTACACTACCACTTACAATCTTCATTCTAAATTCAAAATTGTTTCCAATTGATTTAACGAAAGCAGCAGAACCAGTTGTCATAGTACCTGAAGGGTTTTGACCAACAAGAGCTAAACCAACAGAGCTGTTGACATAAAACACTGCAGCCAGTGCGCCAGTAACTTGTGCGTTTGAACTTGATGGTACAACGAATAAGCCATATGCGCCGCCGCCACTTGCAGTAACTGTAGTTGTGATACTGAAATCGGTTTTCCAACCAGGAGCACCTTGTGCATTAGCTTCTGGGTGTTTAGAACCCATTAAGCGCACGAATGTAATAGGACTTGAGTTGGCTAAATATGCTTTAGCTGCCCATGATGCATATGCAGGACCGGTTAAGTTTCCTTCTCTCCAAATATCACCATCAGTTGATCCGCGAACAGGTTCACCGAATATTTGAACAAATTCTTCATATGAACGAACTTTTACTGGGACCATGCCTGGACCGCGACGGGAGCGACCAATTATAACTGGTCCAACAGCGTCATTACCATTATTGACTTGTGATCTGTCAATTTCTTTTATTTGAATTCCGGGGGAAACGAAACGATACTTATTTGCACCACTCATTATAAAATACTCCTATACAGCATGTATTTCTTAGGTAAATAGTAAGATTTCTTTTCAAAAGTAACAAACCATTATATTTTAATAATACTTCTTTTTATCTGCTTCTGTTGTTTCTTGGAACATTTCTTTTTCTTTTGACATTTTAACTTCTACAATTGTTTCTGAAACAACTATTTTTGGTTTTTCAGAATTTGCCCCGCCGCCCAGTAAATAACCCAACACATTAATAGAAAAATCTGTTGTAAATAAACGATTTTCATTTTCTAATTTGGTTATATTTCCACCATTTTTAAATGCAGAATCTCTTTCAAAGAAAGCTTCATATTTATGCTCTTCTTGACCAACCATGAAATGATTTATACCAGCCGTATAAGTCATAAATGGCTGTATTATCTCGTTCATCTGTTGCTGATATTCAGTGCTAACTGTTATTGTATATTTTACATCAATATATACAGGAAGAGGTATCTTTGTTACTTCGTAAACAACTTTCTGATTTTTTTCTTTTACATTATACTGAACATATTTTCTGTTATTGTTATTTTTAGCATAATTATTTGATTTTTCTTGAGATATTTGTTTTGTAACTGTTACAACTCCACCGCGAAAATCATCTGCCGGTACATTCGCATAAAATGTACCTTTTTTAGATAAACTTTTTACTATAGTTTCTCTTTGTAGAGTTATGACTGGCAATATAAAATTACCATTAACATCTCTAAGGGTTCTATTAGATTTTATTTGATGCGCTCTTTCGCCGGTCACCCATACAATAGGAACTTTTTTCCATCCACGATTTGTGTTAGAATGGACATTCATTGATTTATCAAGCCATTGATAAATTGACAGGTCTATTGTTTCTATTGTTGAAGGTTCAATAGAAACTTGATTTTTTTCAAGACCTCTTCTTTCATATTCTGACTGATCTGACATATTTTATAATTCCTATTCTTGAAATACTTTATTGTGAAAGTCTGTAGTGTGCCATTGGCCTTCTTCATTTATATAAAAAGTTTTAGCCTCATCAAACGGTTGGTATATCTCATCTTCATCTATTTCTTTTAAATAAATAATGTATGCTTTATAGTTATGTGGATTTTCCACCATATCTAAAAAGAGTAAACGATCTGGGCTGTCTCTTTTTCCTGACATATGCTTAAATCTACCATATAGAATTTCTGACATATTAAAACCTCATATAGCAAAGAATTGACTAACGTACCAAATACCATTTTCATTAAAGTAAAACTTATCTACTTGATCAAATTCTCCAAATATTTCATCTTCATCTATTTCTGTTAAATATACGATGCAACCTTCATAATCTAATGGGTTGTTTACGTAATCTAAAAATTGAGAGCGTTGAGAACTGGTTCTTTTTCCAGAAATTAATTGTATCTTGCCACCACATCCACCTTCAACGGTTGTATTGGTTATGATATCAATTATACTTTCTTGTGTTTGTCTGTATTTTTCTCTTATTTGCAAAAGAGCAACAGGCTCGTTGAAAAAGCCATCTCTAACTCTGATGCATGTAGTTTGAATTTCAAATTTATGATCAATTTGTCCGAATAATGTTCTTGGTTCTGCTAGCTTTACGATTTCATAAAAATTTAAACCATAAAAAATAACATCACCTTCTCTAACAAATAAATCTTGATCTTCTGTCAATCTTCTTTTGTGAAAATTTACTGTTATTTTTGAACTTTTATCAAGACCATAAACTTCTGTTGAAGTCTGGTGTTCATCAATCTTTATTAATGCTTTTATTATAATAGGTCTTAAAAACGTTTTATTTATTGCTTCACCATAAAGAGGATGAAAATCGCTATTTTTTACATTTAATGGAAAGTAAATAATAGTTTGTCCTATTACTCTTTCAATCAACTCGTCGTTAATTTGTTTAGTTAAATCTCTTTCTTTCTTCCCCAAAAACATGGGAGGAGGTGGCTGTTCAGGCTGAGTCCATTTTTTTTGATCTACTTTCTTTTTAGCCATTTAAATTTAACCCACAAATATAACGTTTGGAATCGCACTAAGTATTTTGTTCGCATTATCAGACATAGCAGTACGTTTTTCTGCTAATGTGGTATAATCGGTATCTTCAAGTATCTTCAATAGTTCATCACGGAGAGCGTCTTTTTCTTCTTTACTCTGCGCTCTTAAATCAGCCCCATTCAACGTTACGCTTTCACCCGGTATTGGGATGGTCTGAAACTTAGAACGTACCTCTGCAAGCATACCTTTCGCCACAGCAAGAGCATAACGACGAATCCAATGCTTACCAATTGAGTTTATATTTTCAAAAGGGATGTTTGAAAAAGGAAGAGTGTTGATGTTATTGACACCACCGATTCTTGAGTCTTTGCCACTTGCTTCAAGGTATGAAGAACCAGACATGATGCCTATACCAACATTTGCACCACTTCCTGCCCCTACACTAAACTCAAACCACAAATGAGCTATATCTCCTGAACTTGGAGTTGGAAATAATCTTAATTTATTATTCTTTACTTCATACGCATAATGAGAAATACGAGTATAGATATTATCTTCATAAGCCATTGCTTGTAATTTATTATGCCATGCCGGAATAACTTCAAAAGTACTGTCATCAGCATACTGTCCATATGTTGAAAGATTGCCTACAGCATTTAAACCACCATAGTAACCATAGAATCTCCACATAGCACGGGCAGATTTATAATAAACTTTACGAACTGTTATTCTTGCACCAGATGAAATCTTTCCAAAGAATGAAGAGTTTGTATCACTAACTAAATTTTCAACTATTTGTTGTAAATCATAATCTTGTACTTCTGGAATTGAATCAAAAGAAGCAGAGTAAATATCTATTTTACCACCGACGCCTGCTTCATGCGAAAATGCATCAGCAACATCACGAATTGCGGTAATATCATACATTGGGTATGTAAGATTTATTGGACCAGAACTACTAACAAGATTATAAAGAGCACTTCCACTCTTTATTTCACCATCACTATTAAATGTACCTGTTGGAGAACCAAGCATGTTACCAAGTGAATTCTTTGCTTGATGAAGATTTACAAAATAAGAATAAGTTAATGTAGCATCTTCATATGCTGCATATATTTGTCCTTCTGTTATTTCAATATCAAGAACATCACCGCCGATCATTTTATAGGTATATGCAACTTGATCTACTGCACCGGTTATAAAATCAGTGCTATTTGTATACACACCTATAGGCAGATTACTTGTTACTCTAGAAAATGTTCCAGTTGCTGGCAATATAATTGCACTGGTTTGGCTTTTTGGCGTTAAAACTGGAACTGACATTTATTGTGGTACCTCATTGATAACTTATTTATAAATAGTTAATATAAAAAGAAACCCGCCATTTCTGGCGGGTTTCATTCAGGCTATGAACCGGTTAATATCAGCCGACCATGTCTTGTATGACAACAAGGCCATACATGTCAGGACGTACCATCTTCTTAGCGTAACGGGTCATAACGCCTTTACGTGGTACGAAGTCTTCAGTACCAAAGATGGTTGGTGTAACTTGGAGTGGGACATATGGAGCATATACGAATCCACTTTCGAGGAAACTACTGCCCTTACGACCTACAAGAACAACGTTACGTAGGAAGTATGGATCAACGAATACATCCCATTTCTTACTGATTGAACCGGCTTTGACTGCGCCGATTGTGCCCTTGGCATCATCATGAACTACGTTTGCACGGAATCCGCTGGTGAATTCAAGGACGTTAGCAACTTCTGGACCGCAAACAACAAAGTTTGCGCCGCCACGAAGCGTCTTACGGTGGATAGCAGCACTTACATCGTTGATTGTTTCAACGAGTGTTTCGTACCACATGCTGACGTTACCGGTAAAGTCAGCACCAAGTAGTGATTCATTGTTTGCACCACCGGCAATTGGTAAGCCAGTTGTACGATCAAGGAATTTACCTGGACGACGTGACCAGTATAGTGTTGCAGCAGTTGCACCACGGACAAGTTCACCTAGCATTTCTTGGTCAATTTCAAGACCAATTTGTTCTGATAGGATACTTGTGAGTTCAACTTCGGCATCAAGATTGTGATAAGCATTTAGATCTTGACCGAGTTCTGGTGTCCACTTGGCTTTGAGTTTGCGGCTCTTAGCAGTTACAGCGACACTGTCAACTTTGATGTCAATTTCTGGAATTTCTGTTTCACCTTCTAGAGTGA